CCGTCGGTGATGTTGATTGCCAACTCACCATTGACGAGGTTAGCGGCCAACGGCGCTGTAGCCGCTGTGGTGCTGTAGTATAACGAAATTGGTGTGTAGCCCGTAGCTGCCATATTTATTCCTTATTAAGGTATGCTAATACTTCTTTTGGTTTTACAAATCGGTCGTTTTTATGTTCAACAAACTCCCACCATAGGAATTGGTTTTCTACTAAAGTTGACCGATCTTTTAGTAGGTTAATATTTTCTGGGTGGCCAAAAATAAAAGGATCTGATACTGACCACAACACTATTCCACTTTTGCCTTCATCCCACGCAAGGTGTTGAAAAAAGCTGTCAACGCCAATCCATGTTTTGCACTCCCTAAGCAACTGTCTTAACTCGCTTATTGGCAAGTTTTTTCTAAAGTCTGGTACCAGTTGCTTTTCGCCTTCTATTCCTACTTGGATAATTGGCTTGTCAATCTGACTAATCAATTCTTCCCAGTAAGGATAGTTCTTTGGGTTCTGTTTACCATTGCGCAGTTTTTGTGCATACGGGGCTATGATAATCATGTGTATAGCTTCCTGTACGCGTCTTCTAAACTGCCTTTCCATTTCCACTGATCCATTTTGCCGTATATGTTATACGGGCCAATGTCACCAAATAACTTCTCTGCTTGCGCTATTGATCTGCCGGGAACCACTTCAGGGTAGCATGTAAAAACTTCAGGGCTACGTATTGCAGGCAAAACATGACTAAATACAATGTGATCGCCAAGACCGCAATTGAGTACCACAATGGTCTTATCACGATACTGCAAAACATTCCTAAAAATTTGTTCATCATAATCATACATCTCGCGTCTTGTTTCACTGCGAATCCCACCTTGTGGGTTCTTCATGTGCCATGTTACGGCATCTGGTACCGCTAAAATGCTGTAGCCTCTGCGGTGCAAGTTATAAGTAAATAGCGTCTCTTCTCTGTGCGCCACTCGGGACAAACCCAAATTATAATCTTGCACACCAGCGCGATACAAGAAGGTGCAATGTAAATGCTCAACTTCTCTTGCTGTTGCTATCTTGCCCCACTGCACGTTGGGCTCACTATCAATGTTATCAATCTTACCGGTAACATTTCCGGTGTTTGGCATATATGGCGGGGTTAACACCGAACCACCTACAGCACCTAAATTGGGCCAGATTTGTGTCCAATGATACAAATTCTCAAGCACGTTGGCTTCCGGTATTGCGTCATCATCACAACGCCAAACCCAATCGTAGCCCATCGTATTTGCGCGTTGGTGGATGTGGTGCTGACCTTTTTTATCAGCGTACTGCCACTCCCATGCAATACCTTTTGCATCTAACATTTGAAAAAAGTATTGGTAAATCATCTCACTGCGCATGTCTTGTGGCTTGTCATTATCATCAAACACAACCAGCTTATCTACTGGTTTGGTTTGGTTAATAATAGCGTTTAATACTAGTGGCAGTGTTGTAAAGTACCTCCCGCGTGTTGCCACGGAGCAGAGAACTTTACTCACTTGCAGTCCACCGACAAATCATCAAGTTGCAAGGATTTGACGCGTCAATCTTTTGTGGTACATCTGTAATCTCGCCGTGCTCGTTGATGTAATTAAACTCAAAGCCCGAAAAGTGACGTTCGTTCAATCCATGCAGCTTATGATGTGGCCCCCAAAATCCGGGTGGCTCATTCATTGGCACAGTAATCAACAAACGCTTACAGTGCTTTTTAAGATTCTCAACAATCTCCATGCCGGTGTCAAGGTGCTCAATTACTTCAAACGCCACAATGGTGTCATACTGTTCTAGCTCGTAGGTGTTGATGTCACACCATTCAAACTTAGCGTTGTACCCCCAGTCTTGTTCTTTAGCAACTTCAACAATGATTGGGTCGTAGTCTACGCCGGTATACTCAATGTCTTTTGGAAAAAATTGAATACCATAACCATTTGAACAACCAATTTCTAAAATTTTTTTACCGAGCAGATTTTTTGCTGCCCAGTTGTATCTTGTTACTTCGCGTGGGTATACCGTATCGCCTTTTAGAAATACTGCGCGTTCCCAAAAGTTTGATAAGCGCCAGCGGTACCATTCTGTGTTGTACTTTTTAGCTAACCTTAATGAGTTAATTAAAAAGATGTTGTCCCAACCTTGTACTAAATTGGCGTCGTGCATGGTGCCTTCGCCTTTGTGGTAGATTGGAAAGCCGCCTGTATATTGCGTTCCATCCCACAACTTTTCAAACACTTCTAATACTTTAAAGCCAGCTTTTTCAGCTTCAATGCAAAATTCAGTATCTTCTCCGCCGCCTACGCCGTACTCTTCGTTTAGTAATCCGATTGTATCGAATACTCTGCGGTGAATCATAACACAAAAGAACACTGCAAAATCACGACCCGCTGGTTCAGAATTTCCTTTAATAATGCAAGAGATTCCACAGTTTGGATCAACAAATGGCCTGTCTAAAATGTCAAGCCACTGGTTTTGATTTTGTTCCAACAAAACAGTGTCGTTATTTAACAAAACAATTTTGTTGCATGTTGCAACCTTAATGGCTGCGTTATTTGCTCCTGAGTACCCAAGTGCTTTGTCTGACCAAACCACTTTTAAATTGGGCACTGCTGTTGCCAAATAATCTAAGTATGCTTTTGTGTTATCTACACAACCGTTTGCGGATATAATTAATTCAATGTCTTCTAAGTTGGTATACTTAACAATTGAATCCACACACGGCTTTAAATACTTTTCACAATGATTGTAAGTTGGTATTACAATGCTATATTTCATATTGTCCTCAAAGTTCATACGAACTTATATTATATTACTAAAATGTTCCGCCTGTCACCCCGCCGGTAAAGGCGTTAGTTACGGAATTGTATGTTAAGCCAGTGTTTACATAAGGGGCTTGGCTGCCTGTTGTTCCAGAAACAAAAGTAACGTATCCGGGGTTTAGGGTACTGGTGGTGGTTACGGATATGGCTGTTGGAGTCACACCACTGTAACCAGAGATGCCGCTGTAGCCGGAGATACCGCTATAGCCAGAAATACCACTGTATCCACTGTAGCCAGAGATACCGCTGTAACCAGAGATACCGCTAAAACCGCTGTAACCAGAGATACCACTGTAGCCAGAAATACCGCTGTAGCCAGAAATACCGCTGTAGCCAGAGATACCAGAATATCCGCTGTAACCAGAAATACCAGAATATCCGCTGTAACCAGAGATACCGCTGTAACCAGAGATACCGCTGTAACCAGAGATACCGCTGTAACCAGAGATACCGCTGTAACCAGAGATACCGCTGTAACCGCTGTAGCCAGAGATACCAGAATATCCGCTGTAGCCAGATATGCCGCTGTAACCAGAGATACCAAAATATCCGCTATAACCAGAAATGCCGCTGTAGCCTGATTTTCCGCTGTATCCGCTAAAACCACTAAAACCAGAGAAACCGCTTATGCCGTTTGCAATGGCAAAAATGATTGGTAAATTGTTTGCAAATCCGGTTGTGCCTGTACCCGAAGAGCTTACCAATGAAGCGGGGATTGTATAGTATCCACCAGCGTTTGTTGGGGTTCCAGTGATAATCCAAGTTTGTTGGTTAGCACTGTTGCTTTGATCTTGAATAACAACTTCTTCAGTCGTTGCAAGCAAAGCCAAAAATACGCTAATGTCAACACCATTTGCTGCCGTTGTGCTGACGTTTAATTGTGTTGCACTTGTTTGTGTGGCGTTGTTCCACAACAAATAATCTATTCCGGGGTTACCGCTGGTAGCAGAAGTATTTGCTTTATAAAAATAATAACTGCTTGATATACCGCTTGCGCCGCTGTAACCTGATATTCCGGAACCGCTGTAACCAGAGATACCGCTGTAACCAGAGATACCGCTGTAACCAGAGATACCGCTGTAGCCAGAATAGCCACTAAAACTAGAATAACCAGATGTGCCAGAATACCCGCTATAGCCGCTATAGCCGCTTATTCCAGATCCAGAGTACCCAGATATGCCTGAGAAGCCAGAAAGGCCTGAAACGCCGCTATAGCCCGAAATACCGCTATATCCACTGTAGCCAGAGATACCGCTGTATCCTGAATAGCCAGAAATCCCTGACCAACCGCTGTATCCGCTGTAGCCTGACACGCCAGAACCACTATAGCCAGAGATGCCTGAAAAACCAGAAAGACCAGACACACCACTATAGCCAGATGTTCCGCTATACCCGCTGTAACCTGATATACCAGAGATACCAGAGTAGCCAGAGATGCCAGACCAGCCACTATAACCGCTATAACCAGATACACCAGAACCTGAGTAGCCAGAGATACCAGAAAATCCAGAAAGACCCGATACGCCACTAAAACCTGATATGCCGCTATATCCAGAATATCCACTAATACCTGAATAACCAAACGCGCCACTGATACCAGAGTATCCAGAAAAACCACTGGTTCCTGATTTACCGCTGTATCCAGAAGTACCAGAAAAACCACTGTAGCCAGATACACCGCTAAAACCCGATGTACCTACGCCGCTATAACCAGAGTATCCACTATAACCAGACCAGCCAGAAATAGGGCCAATAACTTGTTGTGTGCCATCGCTGTAATAAATTACTAAATCGCCATTCGATGGAACGTAAACAATTGTAGTGATCAGTTTGCCGGGCGACGCAGCATTGGCAATCTGTGATACAGACGCCTGCTTTGTTACTCCGTTTTGTACCAGCGGTACCTGTTCGTTACCAGTTAAGGTGATCGCAACAGGCAGCTGCGTTATCGACTGATCTGCCATTTGTTTTTATTAAGTATAAGTAAATGCGCCGTGCGCTGTTGCAGTTCCAAACGGAGAAATCACAGTTAAGTCTACTAAGCCCGCAACAGCATGCGCTGGAGTCGTGGCTGTAATTTGCGTAGAGTTGACAACATTAAATGTGCAAATTACACCGCCTAGTTTTACAGTATTTACGCTAGTAAAGTTTTCACCATTAATGGTTACTGGTGTTCCACCTGCTTTTGGTCCAGTGTTTGGCGTTATTGTGCCAACATACGGAAACAAGGTCATTGGTGAATACGGGAAACTTAATGTATTCAAGTCGCCTTGTGTGTTTCCACTGTATGGTGATACTCCATCAATAAACATGGAGTTTTCATCTTGGAAACCACCTTGGGTTAATATCTGATTACCACCAATTGGTCCCGTAGCTACTGAAACGTCTGGTCTTGGATGACGTAATGCAATATTCTCTGTTTGTAATGCTGGTAAACGCCATGGATCAAAATCATCCCGATCTTCTGCACACACGCGCATGCCCGGGAAATTTGGATCAGGCATTAAGTCTACGTAGGGAAACTTTCTGCTGCAGCGATCGCATATTCCAATCGCTACAACAGAGTTTCGGCTAGTATCTAAGTAGACAGGCATTTAATTGCCTTAAGCGGTTTGACCGTCGTTTTTGATCAGTTTGCCAGTTACAATAATACCCACAGCATACGTGCCTGTACTTGTTTTTAACTGCCACTGAATATCAGTTTTTTGACCGTATGCAAACGGATCTTGTGAACGTGTTGCGGTATAAATAGAAGTAAAAGGCTGTTGTAAAATAGATGACTGAACACCTGTCACGTTATTGTTTGTAACAACGTTATAAACAAGATAGTTGCCGCTGGTGTAACTATTAGACGTGTTGGCTTCTACATAATCTAAATAGAATGTGTATCCATTTGGAACAGTGTAGATAGTGCTCTGTGATTTACCGATCCCAGTGTTAATCTGGGCTAAAGTATTTGCGCCTTGTTTAACACTAATTGCACCTTGGTTGGTGTTGTAACCACTTCCCGGTTTTGTTAAAAACAAGCTGTTAACACGCAAATAGCTGTTAGTTGTTACTGTGTTGCC